CGCTCGGAAGTCATGAGCGCCACTGGAGTGGCGCGCTCCGATGAGGCGACTGGACGGGAAATCACTTCTTCAGCGGCGGCGCCCACATGCTGCGCAGGCCTTCGGGGACCGACCGGTCCTGCCAGCCGCCGCCCAGCGCCTTGATGAGGGCGACCGTGGTGGCGAGCCGATCGTTGGCGATCTGCACCGCCACGCTGCGCGCCGCCAGCGCTGCGCGGCGGGCGACGAGGACATCGACCATCGAGTTCAGCCCCTGCTGGAAGCGCTGGGTCGCGAGCGCCGCCGTCCGGTCGGCGCTCTCGACCGCGAGCTGCTGGTAGCGCGCCTGCTCGCTCAGCAGCCGCAGCTGGGCGAGCGCCGTCTCGACCTCCTGGAACACCCTGAGCAGCAGAGCCTGGTAGAGGAAGACCCGCTCCTGATAGGCGGCGCGCGTGCGCTCGACATTCAGGCTGATCCGCCCGGCATTGAACAGCGTCTGGAACAGCGAGACGCCGACGCCCCAGATATTGCTGGTGGGATTGACCAGGGTCGAAAGGTCGAAGCTCTCGAAGCCGACCGCCGAGATCAGCGTGATCGACGGGAAGTAGGCCGCCGTGGCGACCCCGATCTGGGCGTTCGCCGCCACCAGCTCGCGCTCGGCCCTGGCCACATCCGGCCGGCGTTGCAGCACGTCGGACGGCAGGCCGACGGGCAGAGGCGGAATGGTCCGCTCCACCGGTCCCTGCGCGAGCGCGAAGCCGGCCGGGTTGGTGCCGCTGAGCACCGCGAGCTTGTTGACCAGCTGGACACGCTGGGCGTCGAGGCGCTGCGCCTGGGCCTGCGTCGCGCGCATCGCCGTCTCGACCTCGAGCAGCGCCAGGTCGTTCGACAGTCCGCCGGTCTGCCGCGCCGCGAACAGTCCCACCGTGTCGCGATGCAGGGCGACGCTTTCGGAGACGAGGCGGATCAGCCCCTCGGTCATCCGGATCTCGAAGTAGGTCTGGGCGACGTCGCCGTTCAGCGTCAGCATCGCCGCCTGGTAGGCTGCCATGGTGGCGCCCAGCTCCGCCGTCGCCGCCTCGGTCTGCCGGCGCACGCGCCCCCAGAAATCGATCTCCCAGCTCGCGTAGAGCGGCACAGCCTTGTAGGCGGGCGTGATCACCGGGGTGTTGGTCGTCACCGTCGCCGGCTCGACCAGGGTGGCGAAGTTCGAGTTGTTGGCGAAGCGTTGCGCCAGCGCGCCGGCCTGCAGCTCGGGATAGAGCTGGCTCCTGGCGATGCCGGCAATGGCCTGCGCCTGCAGCACGCGCTGGGCGGCCGCCTTCAGATCGGGATTCTGCCGCACCGCCTCGGCCTGGAGATTGTCCAGCACCGGATCGCCGAACACGGTCCACCAGTCGCCGCGCGCGATGGTGTCCTGCGGCACCGCGACCTTCCACGGCCCGGCCTCGGCGAATTGCTCGGGCACGTCGACCGGCGGCTTCGCGAAGTCGGGCCCGACCATGCAGGCGGACAGGAGCAGGAAGGCGCCGAGAAGCCCCGCGCGCAGCGCCATGGCCATCGCTGTCAGGACGAGGAGGGGGTGGGAGCGAGGACCCGGACCTTCTGCCCGTCCTTGAGCAGATCGTTGGGACTCACCACGACGCGCTCGCCCTCGGCACAGCCGGACACGATCTCGAGGGTCTTGCCGAAGTCGCGGCCCAGACGGACCCTGCGCAGGTGCAGGACGTTGTCCTTGTCGACCACGGCGATGTGCGGCGCCGCGTCGAGCACGATGATCGAGGAGTCGGCGACGACGATCGGCGGCTGCGGGTCGACCAGCCGGAAATGCACGGTCGCGTACATGCCGGGCAGCAGGATGCCGTCGGGGTTGGGAGCCTCGACCTCGACCAGCAGGGTGCGCGAGGTGGCATCCAGCGCGGCGGCGTTGCGCGCGACCTTTCCCTTGAAGGTGCGGTCGGCGTACTCGCGCACCACCACGTCGGCCTCCAGGCCGTCCTTGACCATCGCCAGGTAGTTCTGCGGCACCGAGACGTAGACCCGCACGGGATCCATCCGATAGACGCGGTAGAGCCACGCGTTGGCGTTGGCGCTGCCGAGATCGATCAGCGCCCCGGTCGTCGCCTTGGCGAGATTGCGCGCGCCGACGATGCCGTCGAACGGCGCATAGATCTTCTGGAACGCCACCATCGCCGAGAGCCGCCCGACCTCGGCCTCGGCCGCTGCCACATCGGCCTTGCGGGCCTCGTGCGCCGCCGCGCTGTTGTCGACATCCTGCTGCGAGACCGCACTGGTCCGCACCAGCCCGGTGTAGCGCTGCCAGGTGATGCGCGCGATCTCGGCGTTGGCCTTGGCCTGCAGCACCAGGGCCTGCGCCTGGCGGAGCTGCTGGTGCAGCTCGGGGACCTCGATCTCGGCCAGCAGCTGGCCCGCTTTCACCCGGGCGCCGATATCGACCGTCCACTTGCTGACATAGCCGCTGACCCGCGCGTAGACGGGCGACTCCTCGAATGCGGTGATGTCGCCGGGGAGCGCCAGCGGCCTTTCAGCCGGCCCGCGCGCGGCCAGCGCCACGCGCACCAGGGGAGGTCCGGCGACCGGGGCCGCGGCCGACGCCGGGCGGTCCGGCAACAGGCGGGGCCCCTCGACCGCACCCCAGACAGCGAGCCCGACCAGCGAGAGTGCGACGAGGAGCGGAAGCCAGCGGCGGCGCTTCGGAGAAGAGCCGGGACGGGAAACCCAGGCGGGTGCGGGCTGGCCGGAATCTGTCACGCTGCGCCGGATTCTTCGCCATCGATCCTCGGCGCGTCAAGGAATGCGCATGGAGGAAGTGGCGTCCCCGAGAGGGGCGCGGCCAGCGAGCAAAATCAACGGGATAGGCTGGCAAACCAGCGACAACCACTCCACTGAATTCCAAGGGGGTTTCGGCCGACTGGCAAACCTCGGAACGGGCGATCCGCCTCAAAACGAAACCGCCGCCCCGACGGCAATCGGGAACGGCGGCAACAGTATGGGAAAGCTGGCGAGCTATTCCGAGGTCGAGTTTAGCCGTGCCTACCGATCCTCGCAACGCACTTCGGCATCGAGGTCGAGGTGGCCCCATGAACGTGCTGCACAGGCCCACCGCGGAAGGGGTGCAGAACGACCGCTGGATAGCCGACATCCCGAAGAACAGCCGTGAGACGCTGCGCGTGATGGAGCTGGTCACCGTCCGCGTCTGGTATCGGGTCGGCCACGGCGAGGAGCTGCGGCCGAGCAAGGAGGGCTTCTCGCTGCGCGTCGAGAAGCTGGTCGAGTTTCACGAGGCGATCGGCAAGGCCATCGCGTCCGCGCGCTTGGAGGGTCACCTCGGATGAGCGTTCGGGCGCTGACATGGTCGTTCAACCTGCTGCTTCACGATCTGGCGGCAAAGGCTGTTCTGAACGCGCTCGCGGATCATGCCGATGAAGAGGGCATGTGCTGGCCTTCAATGACGCGCATCGCCCGCTTTGCCGGCTGTGAGGAAAAGACCGTGCGCCGGGCGCTGGCCAGGCTCGTCGAGCGGGGCCTGATCGAACGCGAGGCGCGGCCGGGGAAGAGCGACGTATTCCGGCTCAACTTCGATGCGCCGGGCGAAGACGACCCCTCCCCAAATGCACCCCTCCCTAAAAGGGCACCCCTACCCAAAACCGCCCCTCCCAACGAGGGCGGGACCCCGGACTTTGAGGCCCAGACCCCTCCCAATGAGGCCCACGACCCCTCCCAACGTGGGAGGGGAACCGTCAGTAACCGTCAAAAGAACCCCCATGAACCGTCAAAGGGGACGACCAATGAACCACCGAGAACCAAACTCCCCCGCGACTGGCGGCCCACGCTCGATGACCGAGGTTATGCGATCGGCCAGGGGCTCGATGCCGACGCCGTCGAGGCTGCCTTCACGGATTACTTCGGCGAAGGCCGAGGCCGAAGCGAGAAGCGCACTCTCGACGGCTGGTCCAAGCGCTTCCGGGTCTGGGTCAGCGCCGATGCCGCTCGACGACCGTCAGCGCCGGGGCGTGCTCAAAACGTTCGGCCTGCCCGAGGGAATGACGCGTTCTATCAGCAGCTCGCTGACATCGCGCGTGAGGATCCTGGAGACGAGGGGACGTCTGGGCAGTGACGGGCAGCACGAATGGTCGGAGGCCGGCAAGTTCACGATCGCGCCCGGCATGACGGCCGACGAGATGACAGAGGACCTCGCCACCATCGAGCGATCGATGCAGCCGGCGCCGCGCGCCTTCGTTGCGAAGTCCGTCGCGTTGCTCGCCGCCCGGACGAGGGGACGGGCACAGGGCGAGGGTGAAGCGCGCCTCGTCGCCGCGACGATGGTTGAGGACCTTGGCGATTATCCGGAGGACGTCGTCGCCTATGCCGTCAGCTATTGGGTTGCAGGCGGCCAGGATGGCAAATGGTTCCCGGCCTGGAGCGAGCTGCGCGAGATTTGCGAGCGGCGCGTTCGTGGTCGCCAACGGTTGAAGCGCGCCCTCGAGTTCCTGCTCGCTGGCGGAGGTGCTTCATGACCGAGGAGTTGCCTCGCCACCTCCGAAAGCCACGGCTCCGAAGAACCGAGGTCTCGGAGTATCTCGAGCTGGTGCATGGCATCGTGATTGCGCCGGCGACGTTAGCAGCATGGGCGCATCGCAAGACGGGCCCGCCGTTCTCAAAGCTGTACGCGACGCCGTTCTACCTGCGCACCGAGCTCGATGCCTGGGTGAGAGATACGCTCAGGCCGGTCGTCACCGTGAAAGCTCCGTAACAGGCAGCAAACGCCGCAAGGATTAGCAAATCCGAAAGCGGCCATTCGCTTGACCGTCAGTCGCGAGCGCGGAAATCGTGGCTGCGATGTTCGGCAAACTCCGGTCTCTCTTCGGCGGCGAGCGCAAGGGCGTGATGGATATCACTGCCCTGATCGATGCCGGCGCCCGGACCGCCGCCGGCATCTCGGTCAATCCCGACCTGGCCATGAAGTGCGCGCCAGTCTACGCCGGCACGCGCGTCATTGCCGAGACGATCGGCAGCTTGCCGCTGCACCTGTACAAGCGGCGCACCGACGGCGGCAAGGATCGCGCCGCCGATCACCCGCTCTACAAGCTGCTTCACGACCGGCCGAACGGCTGGACTGCCGCGCCGGAGTTCATCATGGCGCTGCAGAAGGATTGCGTGACGCACGGCCGAGGCCTCGCCTACGCCAACCGTGCCGGCGACAAGATCGTCGAGCTGATCCGCTTGCCGCCTGCGTCGACGGCGGTTGAGGAAGACCCGAAGTCGCTGGAGCCGGTCTACAAGGTCACGTTGAAGGCGGGCGGTGTGCAGACCTATCGCTGGCAGGACATCCTTCACGTGTCGGCGCTGGGCGGCCTGTCGCCGATCAAGCAGGCCTCTGAGGCGATCGGCGTCTACATGGCGATGGAGGCGCACGCGGCGAAGCTGTTCGGCAGCGGTGCCCGGCCGGCCGGTGTGTTGACGTTCGCGAACAAGCTATCCGAAGTCGCCTTCAACAGGCTCAAGCAATCGAGCCTCGTGATCGGCGGCCCGTCAAACTCGGGCGGCACTGCGATCCTCGAAGAGGGCGGCAAGTTCGAAGCGCTGACCTTCAACAGCGTCGACCTGCAGTTCCAGGAGCTGCGCACGTTCCAGCTACTCGAGATCGCGCGCGTGCTGCGAGTGCCGCCGACGCTGTTGCAGGACTTCGGCCGTGCGACCTGGGGCAACGCGACGGAGATGTCGCAGAACTTCCTGACCTTCACGATCATGCCCTGGCTCAAGCTGTGGCACGGCGCGATTGCGCGGCTGATGCCGGCGGATGAGCAGGCCGAATACTTCCCCGAATTCCTGGTCGACGACCTGGTCAAGGCCGACATCGCGGCGCGCTTCACCGCCTACACGCAGGCGGTCAACAGCCGGATCATCTTTCCTAACGAGATTCGCGCGATGGAAAACCGCGCGCCCTATCAGGGCGGTGACGAGTGGCCGCAGACGATCGCGCCCGTACCGGCGCCGCCGGCCGAACGTCCCAAGCCGAAGGCAGTAGCATGAGCAACGAACAGGGCTTCTCGCTCGAGCTGGATACCAAGGCGGTCACCGCCGAGGGTGAGTTCGAAGGCTACGGCAGCATCTTCAACAACGAGGATCTCGGCCGCGACGTCATGGTCGCCGGCGCCTTCACCAAGTCGCTGGCACGCAGGCCGGCCGGCAAGGTGAAGATGTTGAGGCAGCACTACACCGACGATCCCATCGGCATCTGGTTGGACCTCGCCGAGGACAGCAAGGGGCTCAAGGGTCGCGGCAAGCTCATCCTCGACACGGTGAAGGGCCGCGAGACGCACGCGCTGATGCGCGCCGGTGCGCTCGACGGTCTCAGCATCGGCTACCGCACGCTGAAGGACCGCTTCGATCGGACGAAGGGCATCCGCTACCTCGAAGAGGTCGACCTGGTCGAGATCAGCGTCGTCACGTTCCCCGCGAACCCCAAGGCCGTTGTCTCGGCCGTCAAGCAGAACGATCCCGAGCGCGCGCGGGCGCTTGTGGCGGCGATCAACCGGCTCCAGGAGGGCCTGCGATGACCAAGGACTACAAGAACTTCCTCGCCAACCCGCTGGAGACGAAGGCGGCAGGCGATGACGATCCGCTGAAGGCGATCGAGAAGCTCGGCGCCGTGCTCGACGGCAAGTTCGTCGAGTTCGCCAAGGACCTGAAGGCGATGGGCGACAAGGTCGACCTTGAGATCGCCAAGCGCAACCGGCCTGGCACCGAGACGAAGACCGAGGCCGAAGAGGTCGAGGTCAAGGCCTTCACGCTGTTCGTGCGCAAGGGCAAGGAAGCGCTAGGCGCGGACGAGGTCAAGGCGCTGCGGGTGTCCGATGACACCGCGGGCGGCTATCTCGCGCCGGCCGAATTCTCCGCCGAGGTCGACAAGAACCTGGTGCAGTTCTCGCCGGTGCGCTTGGCGGCACGCGTCGGACCGACCAGCTCAGGCTCGGTCATCATCCCGCGCCGCACTGGCAAGCCGACCGGCTATTGGGTGGGTGAGACCGAGGCGCGCACGGCGACCGGCTCCACCTATGGCCAGACCGAGATCCCGGTCGACGAGATGGCCGCCTATGTCGACGTCAGCAACAAGCTGCTCGAGGATGCCGCGGTCGACGTTGCTGCCGAGGTGGCATTCGACCTGGCCGAGGAATTCGGCCGGCTCGAGGGTGCCTCTTTCGTCTCCGGCGACGGCGTAAAAAAGCCCCTGGGCTTCATGACGGACACGAACGTCGCTTACACCGCGAGCGGCTCCGCCTCCGTGATCTCCGATGCCGATGGCGGGATCGATGGCCTCATCGATCTCATGTACGCGATGCATCCCTTCTACCGCAGCCGCGGCGTCTGGATGGCGAACGGCACCACGATCGGCAAGCTGCGCAAGCTGAAGGACGCCGACAAGAATTACATCTGGCAGAAGGCGATCCAGGAGGGCCAGCCCGACACGCTGCTCGGTCGCCCCATCATCGAAGCGCCCGACATGCCCGATATCACCGGCGGCACCTACCCGCTGGTGTTCGGCGACTTCATGATCGCCTATCGCATCTATGACCGCGTCGGCATGTCCATCCTGCGCGACCCCTACACGCAGGCGACGTCCGGCCTGGTGCGCTTCCATGCGCGCAAGCGCGTCGGCGGCCGCCTCGTTCGCCCCGAGGCGATCCGCAAGCTGAAGATCGGCACGAGCTGATCGACGACAGCGCCCCGTCCTAACAACCACCCCTATTGGAGACCCGCGAATGCGCGATCTGCACAATTCGATCTATCCCAAGCGGGGCCTGTCGCCTGTGGCGGCCGGCACCGACAACACCGCGTACGTCAGCCAGATCGTCGATCGGCTGGGCTTCGATTCGCTCGAGTTCGTCGCGATGATCGGAGCCAACACCGACGCCGATGCGACGTTCGCCGTGCTGTTCGAGGATGGCGATGCCGCGAACCTGTCCGATGCGGCCGCGGTCGCCGATGCCGACTTGCTCGGCACCGAGGCGCAGGCCGGCTTCCAGTTCGACGACGACAACGAGTGCCGCAAGATCGGCTACATCGGCAACAAGCGCTACTGCCGCGTGACGATCACGCCGACGGGCAACAACAGCGGCAACATCTTCATCGCCGGTGTGTGGATCCTGGGCCACCCGTACTCACGTCCGACGGCGAACCCGCCGGCCTGATCATGGACGACGTGCTGTTTGAGGTCGTCACGCCGACAGCGAGCCCGGCAGCACGTCGCCTCACCACGGCCGCGAACGTGCGCGCCGTCATCGGCTCCCCCATCGGTGACGACAGCCTGCTCGAGCAGATGATCGACCGCGTCTCTGCGGCTGCGGCCAAGTATTGCAACCTCGCGCAGGATGCCATTGGCACGCCGCCGACATTCGGCAGGGAGACCTGCCGGGCGACATGGCTCACGAGCCGCGAGGGACGCACTGGCAAGCTGCTCCTGCCGTGGCGAGTGCCCGTCGTCTCGGTGACGTCCATCGTTGAGGACGGCGCCACCCTGGTTGGCACGGACTACAGGCTGAGGCTCGGCGCCATCCTCGAGCGGCTCAGCGATGGCGCTCCGGTCCGATGGCTTAGCGGTCAGCTGGTCGTGGTGTACGTCACCGGCTGGGACCTGGTCACCAACGGTGCGCCCCCCGACCTCGAGGCCGCCGTCATCGATCAGGTGAAGGCGATGTATCAGGGCAGGAAGCGGGACGGCAACATGCGCTCGTTCACCGCCAGCGAAGTGTCGATGACGTTCGCCGATGCGGGCGCCGCTGAGACGTTCGAGTGCGCCCTCGACGCCTACCGCGTGAAGCTGCTTTGAGCGATCCGTTCTATCGCAGCCCCGAGTGGCGGGCGCTGCGCGCGGCCTGCCTCGACCGTGACCCTGTCTGCGCCTCCCCCGGCTGCGGGCGCCCGTCAACCCACGCCGATCACATCGTGCCTCGCGCGCAAAGTGGAGCCGACACGCTGGCCAACCTGAGAGGGGCCTGCGAGGCCTGCCACAACAGGCGCAGCGCGAGGGGCAATGCACCCCTTCAGGCAGTGGGATGCCTCCCTGATGGCACGCCACGCGATCCAGGGCACCCCTGGCTGAGCTGGGGCGGGGAGGCCGGCGAGGCAAAAGGGGGGGCCTCGAAACTTTCCATGGGGGGCCGCGACCGCTCCGGGGCACGAACGCGCACTAAGTTTTCGAAGTTTTCGCCGGGGCGGTAGAGGTGGGCCAGCGCGGGCCGGGCGCAAAGCCGATCCGCCCGAAGAAAAGCGCCGACGGCGCCTCCGGTGTGGTGGCGTTGCCCCGTCCCTGGGACGCGCCTGGGCTGTCGCGCGCCGAGAGGGTGTGCCGGTTCGTCGAGTCGCTGCCGGTGACCAGCGGTGCCCTCGCCGGCACGACGTTCCGGCTCCGGCCCTTTCAGCGTAAGTTGATCGAGCGGATATACCGGACCGATCGGAGGCGCCGGCGCATCGTGCGCACCGCCGTGCTGTCGATGGGCCGGAAGAACGGCAAGACAGACATGGGCGCTCGATTGGCGCTCTGCCACATAGCGGGGCCGGAGGCCGAGCCACGGGGCGAGGTCTACAGCGCCGCCAACGACCGGTTTCAGGCGGGGCGCAACTTCGCCGAAGTCTGCGCCATCATCGAAAGGACGCCCTGGCTCGCGGAGCGGGTTTCGATCCGGCGGCACAGCAAGGAACTCGAGGACATCGGCGAGGGCGGCACCGGCACGGTCTATGCCGCGCTCTCGGCCGATGTTACCACCAAGCACGGGCTGTCGCCCTCGTTCGTGGTCTATGACGAGCTCGGGCAGGCCACGTCCCGCGACCTCTACGACGTGCTCGACACTGCCATGGGCGCCCGCGCGGAACCGCTTATGCTGGTGATCTCGACGCAGGCGGCGGACGACCACGCGCCCATGTCCGAGCTGGTCGACTACGGCCTTCGCGTCGAGCGTGGCGAGGTCAAGGACCCGAGCTTCTACCTGTCGCTCTTCACGGCGCCGCCGGAGCTGGACCCGTGGTCGCCGAAGACCTGGAAGCTGGCGAACCCGGCGCTCGGGGACTTCCGGTCTCTCGACGACGTCAAGCGGCTGGCCCTGCAGGCGCAGCGCATGCCGAGCAGGGCGGCATCCTTCCGGAATCTGATCCTCAACCAGCGTGTCGACGCGACGGCTCAATTCCTGTCGGCGGCGGTATGGAAGCCGTGCAACGGCGTTGTCGATATCGATGGACTGAAGGGCCGCCGGTGTTTCGCGGGCCTCGATCTCTCGGCCAGCCGCGACCTCACCGCCCTGGTGCTGGTGTTCGTCGACGACGACAACAACTTCGACGCGCTGCCGTTCTTCTGGCTTCCGGCCGAGGACCTCGCCGACCGGGAGGACACCGATCGCGTGCCCTACCAGCGATGGCGGGACGAGGGCTTTCTGCTGACCTGCCCGGGCCGGACGATCGATCCCGATGCCGTAGCGCTCAAGATCGCGGAGCTGCACGGCGAGTACAATATGGAGGTGCTGGCCTACGACCGTTGGCGCATCAATGACCTGCAGCGCTCGCTCGACGCCATCGGCTGCAACGCGCCGCTGGCGCCGCACGGGCAAGGTTTCAAGGACATGTCGCCATCGATCGACGCCATGGAACGCATCATCTTGGACCTGCGGTTGCGTCACGGCGGCCACCCCATCCTCACCTGGTGCGCAAGCAACGCGAAGACGCAAAGCGACCCCGCCGGCAATCGCAAGCTGGACAAGCAGAAGTCGACGGGTCGGATCGACGGCCTGGTCGCCTTGACCATGGCGCTCGGCCGCGCCGAGGCGGGCGCCAGCCTGCGGTCCGTGTACGACGGTGACGAGCGGCCCGACGGCCTTCTCGTCATTTGAGAAATAGGGATCAAACGCCAGCAAATCGTATTCAGGTGGAGAGCGTGCGCATCCGTTGACGGCTTGCGGCGATGGTGAGGGTCTGAGCCCCGCCATGACCAAGAGCTTCGGCGCCCAGTTCGACGCGTGGGCAAAACAAACCGAGATCGAGCAGACGCGCGTGATCCATCACGCCGTGCGCAATCTGGTGGCGGAAGCCACCCGCCCGCAGGCCGACGGCGGTCATATGCCCGTGGTCCGCGGCAACCTGCGAAACTCTGTCCAGGTGTCGACGACGGGCCCGGTCGAGGTCGACTGGAGCACGAAGAAATTCCGCGATCCCAGCGACGCCGTGAACAACGCGATTGCCGGCATCGAGCCCGGCGTGACGGCTCACGTCGGATTCCGTGCGCCCTACGGCGTCAAGGTCGAGTTCGAGGCCGGGGCAGGCTTCGCCAGGCTGGCGGCTCAGCGCTGGCCGGAATTCGTGAACCAGGCCGTGAGGCGGAAGTAAAATGGACGTCGCCGCTCTCAATATTTCGATCAACACCGACTCGGTGAAACAGGGCAACGCCGAGGTGAAGGAGCTGGGACGGAGCATGTCCGCGGCGGAGGTCGCGGCCAAGCGGTGGGGGACGTCACACACCTCAGCGGCGCAGGCGGCCAACGACTTCTCGCGCCGCGTCCAGGCCACCCTGGGCCAGCTGGAATTCGAGCGCCAGCAGCTTGCCCGCAACGCCACCGAGGCGGCGCGCTACGCGGCCGTGCGCCGCGCCGGCGTGGCGGCGACCTCGGCCGAGGGGCAGGCCATCATGGCGTCCAGCGGGCCGCGGTGGAAAAAAGCCGCGCGGCTACCGTCAGCCTGACCGCGAGCACCCAAGGATCCGCTGGCGTCATCGCTCTGATGGCGCGTGCCCTCGGTCCCCTGGCCGCTGCGTTTTCGGCGGCCGCACTGGCTCAGCACGCCTGGCAGTCCGGCATGAAGGCCGGCGACCTCGGCGAGCAGGCCGAGCAGATCGGCGTGAACACGGATCAACTCCAGGCCTACCGATTTGCTGCGGCGCAGGCCGGCATCGAATCCGAGCAGATGGATACCGCGCTGACGAAGCTCGCCAAGTCGATGGGGTCTGCTGCGGAGGGAAACCAGGAGATGATCGAGCTGTTCGCCCGCCTCGGGGCGAAGCTGCTCGATGCACAGGGTGCGTTGCGCCCTACAGCCGACGTCCTGCCTGAGCTGGCGAATGGCCTTCTGGCGGTCGGCTCGAGCTCACAGCGAACCGCCGACCTCATGACGCTGTTCGGGCGTAGCGGCGCGAAGATGACGACCGTTCTCAAGGAGATTGCCGGCGGCAACGATGCCCTCGTCGCGTCGGCGCGCAAGCAGGGCGGCGTCCTCCAAACCGAAGTGATCGAGGCCTGGGACCGGGTGTCGGACTCGATGAAGCGCGCCTCGCTGGCGTCCGAGGTGACCTACGCCAAGATCGGCGCGCCGATCGTCACCACCGGGCTCGACACGGTCGAGACCGTGATGAAGTCGATCAGCAAGAGGTTCGAGGAGCTGGGGAGGTCGATCGCTCTGATCGGCACGCATCGCGGCGTGCTCGAGCAGATCATGGAGGTGGTCAACGTCCTGTCGTTCGGCATCGGTAGCGGCGTCCGGGGCAAGGATGCGATCACGCGCGCCACCGAAGGCATCGATCGTGCCCGCGCGGCGGCAGTCGAGGCCGAGGTGGAATTGCAGCGGCTGCTGAGCATGAGCCAGCAGACCGGCATGAGCTATCGCTACGACGGGGCGATCAACGCGCAGCGCCAGAAGGTGGCCGCTGCGAACGCCCAAGTCTCCGCCGCGGAGCAGGCCCTGGCGGACTATCAGGAAGGGCAGCAGATCGGCGTCGGCAAAATGCCGCCTATCACGGTGGTCGGCGATCGCAACCCCGTCCCCAAGGGCCAGACCGACGCATGGGACAAAATGGTGGCCGGCGCCAAGGCCTACGTCGCGCAGAAGGAGGTCGAGACCAAGGCCGTCGGCATGTCGGCCGAGGCAGCCGCTCGGATGGCCTACGAGCAGGAGATGGTCAACAAGGCGACCGAGGCCGGGCTCACGCTGGGCGCATCGCAGCTGCAGCAGATCAAGGATCTCGCTGCGGCCAAGGCGTCGGCCGACATGGGCTTGAGGTCCGCGAAGTTCGTCGATGACACCACGACCGGCGCCGCCGACTACGTGGCGGGCCAGGCGGTGGACCAGCAAGCTCTTTGGCTCGGCGCCGAAGCGGCGGCACGGCTGCGCTTCGAGACCGAGATGCTGAACAAGGCCAAGAAGGAAGGCCTCGACCAGGACCCGGCCGTCATCGCGTCAATCCGTGAGTCAGCTGCATCGATGGCGGCGGCGCAGGCGCAGACGCAACAGCTCACCGAAATCTACAACTTCAGCAGGGAAACCTTCCGGGGCCTATTCACCGACTTTTTGCAGGGGCTGCAGCAGGGCCAGTCGCTGTGGGATGCCTTCGGCAACGCCGCTATGAATGCGCTCAACCGCATCGCCTCAAAGCTCATCGAGATGGCGGCCGAGAAGTTGTTCGAGGCCGCTTTCAGTGGCGGCAAGGGCGGTGGCGGCGGCGGCGGGATCGGTGGCCTGATCGGAAACTTAATCGGCAGCGCTCTTAACGGCATCTTCGGTGGCGGCGGCGGCGTTCCGGGGGCCGACATGCTCTCAGGGACGGGAGGCCTATACGCCAACGGCGCCGCATTCCATCGCGGCAACGTCATCCCCTTCGCGCGCGGCGGCATCGTGAACCGCCCGACGCTGTTCCCGATGGCGAACGGCGCGGGATTGATGGGCGAGGCCGGTCCCGAGGGCATCCTGCCGTTGCGTCGTGGCCGAGGCGGCCGTCTCGGTGTCGAGGCCTCGGGCATGGGTGGTGGTGGCGACGTCTACGTCACCATCAACAACACCAGCAAGGCACAGGTCGAGACGCGCAAGAGTCGCGCTCCCGGCGGCCAGAAGCAGCTCGAGATCATGATCGCCGACGCCGTCGAGGGCCGCATCGCCTCGCGCATGGATCGCGGCGAGGGGCCCATCACCAAGGTGATGGCCGGCCGGTACGGCGTCACGGCGCGCTAGAAGGAGCCCCCTGCATGAAGACCCGGACCGTTGGCCTCGCGCAAATCGCCGATCTGTCGGCGCGCTTCGATGCGCTGACAAAGCGAGCGGACGAAACGAACGCGCGCGCCGCCGCCACCCTCGGCCGATACGCCGACCTCAACCGGCGGATCGCGTGCATCCCTCCGGGCGATCCGATGCCCGCTGAGCTGCGCGTCGAGGAATTCGTGCTGAAGGAGGAGACCAGCACCATACAGAAGCAGGCCCGCGCGGTCACGGCCCAGCTGAAGGCGCTCGAGCAGGAGAAGCGACGGCTGGAGGGCAAGGTCCGGCGCATCAGGAAGGTTGCGCCGCACCTCGTCGGGTCGATCGAGATGCCGGCAGCGGCCGAGACCGTGCACTGAGGCGACCATGGCCGATTCTCTCTTGGCCGGCGAGATGGCCGGCGCGCTCACAGACGCGCTCATCGGCGCGGGCGTGCCCTTCGATATCACGATCGCGCGCAGCGCCAACGTGCCTGACGAAGCGACGCCCTGGACACCAGGCGAGCCCGTGTTGACGGCGTATGACGCGCTGGGCTGGGAAGAGAACTACCTCGCGAAGGACATCGACGGCACGCTGATCGAGGCGACCGACCTGCGCGTCGTCGTGCTGCTCGCGACAATCGCCAAGGCCGAGGGGGCGCCAGACGCCTCGCCGGCCACGATCGTGCCGGAAACCGGCGACGAAGTGACCTCGCGCGGCTCGAGCTATCGCGTCGTCAACGCGACCGTCGACCCGACGGGAGCGATAGCGCGCCTGCAGGTGCGAGCTTGAGGCGATGCCGCGGAAGACGCGAAAGCAGAAGCGAGAGCGTCGGCTTCACCAGGAGCCGATCGTCCGCCGCGTCGCCGAGATCCTGTCGAGGGGCGAGCCGACGCGCTGGCGCTGGTCCTCGGCCGTCCATCGCGGGCTGCGCGCCACGCTCTGCCTGAAGGGCTGGCACTGGGAAAAAGCCGACAAGCACGCGGCGTCGGTGGTGCGCCTGGCGGCGCTGCGCATCGGCCTGCAGGTGCCGTCCTGGCAGGTGGCGCAAGGTGATGCCCCGCAGGAGATCACGTACCACTACTGCGCCGGCTGCCGCGGTCACATGCCCGAGGGCAGCGATCGGCCGTGGTGCTCGCCGGAGTGCAACAAGCTCGCCTACAAGCGGCGCTTCTCGGCAGGAGGTGGCTACGACGATGCCGCCCAGCGATCGGCCATCGCCGACGTGCTCGGCGGCGCGGAACCTCGCGTCGCAGCCCCGCGCTGGCGCTGCGCGCACTGCGGAGACGAGTTCGAGCCTGATCGCTCGCGCCGTGCCGGCGAGCGGCGGCAGCGCTACTGCTCGAAGCGATGCCAGAGCCAGTCGAAGCGGCTGGCCTATCGGGAGTGCCTGGCGTGCGCGACCCCCTTCCAGGCCCGCACCTGCGGGCGCCCCCAGCGGTGCTGCTCACTGACCTGCCAGAAGGCCTGGTACGCGCGCCAGCGACAGGCAAAGCGTCGGCGGCCGGAACGGCCCTGCGCCCATTGCGGCGCGATGTACGAGCCGCCTACAGCTCCAGGGCGGGTGCCGCTCTGGTGCTCGACGGCATGCCATACAGCAAGCTCCCATCCCGCGCGGGTGGAGACGATGCGCCGCTACCGTGAAAAGAAATGCCGGCTGGCCGCATAGTGTGCCCGCCATCGCGAAAGCGCGCGCTCCGAGCTGGCGCGCTGTACGGCCAGATTTCCGGGGCTGGCGTCCCTGTCCCATCGCGTGTCCCTGGGACAGACGACTGCAAAAACCGGGCGAGCGTCCATCCCCGGAAAGGGGTGGCGCTTCTCGCGTTTTCGATGCAGGATGTCCGCGGGCTTGGAAACCCGGACTGAAGATCAGGCACGCGACCCTTGGCGGGGTCTGCGGCCGATGCGTGAAGGGACCTTGGCGGGTTCCTACATGCTGGCGGCGCCTTGGCGGGCGCGCCGACCTGGCCGTTATGGCCGGGAGCGGCGCGTCATGTCCAGAGGGACACCTTAAAAGCGCGTCGGCCCGTCTCTTCAGCGGGTTTCCAACTCCCGGCCGCCGGTCCGACCACCGGGCGACCTGGCCGTGGAAAGCCAGAAACCTGAAGAGCCAACACCATGACCACCACGACAGCACCACCACGCCCGGCGCATCCCGCCCGGGCTTCCGAAGTCGCGCGACAAGACGTCGGACGCATCCCGGTCCGCTGCGCCGGATGCGGAAACGCCTTCACCCTCCCGCGCTGGCCGTCCGAGGCCACCGTCGCCGAGCTGGTGACCGGCTGCTGCACCTACTGCCCGCCCGGCCGCTCGAGCGGCGGGCTGCAGGTGACCCTGGGTGACGGTCGTGCGCTGCCCTACGCCACGATGACCGCGGGGGCACGCACATGAGCACCGCCCGCCGGTCCTTCCTCGCATTCCTCGGTGGCGTCTTGCCGCTCGCGGGCGCCAAGACCGCAGCAACAGCACCGGCACCCGATGCCGAGCTGCTGCGCCTGTACAACGCGTACGTCGGCGCCAGCCGCACCACCGAAGAGGACTACACCCGCTCCTGTGCGGAGCGCGTCGCGCTGCTCGCCTCAATTGCATCGCTGCCCGCAACGACCGTCGCGGGCCTCGAGGCGAAGACCAGGATCATGGCCGAGTGCGTCGAGCGCACTTTCCATTCGTGGCCCGATGACCCCCTCGTGCGGCTCGCAGCCAGCGCCGTGCAGGACGTCGCCGGCCTGGCGCGCATCGCCGACGGGAGGCGCGCATGAGGAGCACCGCCCTGCGGCGCCGGGAAAGCGCCCCACATCGATCCGAGCGCACGATGTCCGGCGGCGAGCTGCTGGCCTACATCCTGAGCCGTGCCGACGTTCTCGACGCGGTCACCAAGGGCCGCAGCGACCATGACGATCCGGTGCGCACCCGCTGGCTCTTGATCCCCGTCGCCGGCAGCGTCCTCGCCCAACTCGAGGCGTTCCAGGCCGAGGCCGACGACCTTGAGGACGGCGCCGACGCCGAGCCCGACGTCGATGACGAGAACACACGCGCCGACAACGTCGACCAGCTCCTCCTCTACACGGCCGACGATGACGCCGAGGACGACGGCATCGACGAGCCGAACGTCGTTGCACCCGAGCAGATGCGGGTATTGGGCAGCGGCGGAGGCGACGACCGCACGACGCTGCGGCAGTGGCGCGCCGGCGTCACGGCGCCAGAGCCATCGATCGCCGAATTGCTGCAGGCAAAGCGGCTGCTGCGGGTCACGATGGCGGCG